AAGAGAAAAAATATTTTCAGCATCAGGATGTCTGAGAAGGAAGCTCTATTTATTAAAACAATGGCAGAAAAAGAAAATACAACGAAAGTAAATCTAATCATGACAGCACTAAATTTTTATGACAACTCAAAAAATGATAAACAAATTACATTACAATAAAACAAATAAAAAAATAAAATAAAAATATGAAAACAATTGATTTAAGTAAATTAAAACCAATTCCTACCGCACAAAGAAGGCAACCTGTTTTCCGCATCAGCAGGAGCGGTCTATACATCAGTAAGCCATTTGCAGAAAAATACAACCTAAAGGAAGAAAAAAAGATTGTATTATTTGAATACGATACCAATAGCTTCGTTATCGCATCCTATGAAAATCTGGATGCTGTACCTTATCAGCTCCGCAGTTGTATTGTAAACCTGATGCCAGTGCGACAGATAGGAAAAAATAAAGTAAACGTATCAGCATTTAAGATTGACAGCAAGATTTTCCGGAGCAAATATTTCAGCGACAAAAAGGAAATTGAAACGGAGAAAATTGATATTTCCGGACAACCTGCCTTGCTCTGTAAAATTTAAAAGACAACCTAAATGACAGAAAAAAATCAAAGACTAAATATCTTAGCGAACATAAGAAAAGCGAGGCAGGATGCCGGGATACCCCTCACTCCTGTTCATTGGTTATTTGAAACAATCCTCGAAAAAGGACAGATGGATATTGACCTCCTGCAATCCGCTCTGGAAAAGGAAAGGGATTATTTGATGGCATACGAAATGTTTTTAAATGCTCAGAAAACACAACCGGAAAAAACAAATAAACACAACCTAAATTAAAAGACAACATGAAAAAACAGACCGCAGTTGAATGGTACTACCAACAAACAATAGTAGAAGCAAAAACGAACTATGCTGAATTATTAGAACAAGCCAAAGAAATGGAGAAGGGGCAGATAATTAAAGCATTTAATGAAGGTACTTTTGCTAATGATGAAAAAGTAACTGCTGAACAATACTACAACGAAACTTACAAGCCATGAAACTCATAAAAGACAACGCAGGAAATGTAATGTTATTGGAAAATTGCCGAGATGGATTTAATTTATTTATCCGCCTCAGCACAGAACGCCACAGGAGATTAGTGGGCAGGGTAAATAGTAAAAACAGGAGGATTCATATAGACCGTGACCCGGCAAAGCATTTGTTAAATAAAGCAAACGCATACGGATTTAATCACCACATTTTAAGTAATGCAAAAACATTCGACTCAATAATAATGCACGAAGCCGGAACAGGAAAGCTGTATCAAATGGATAGAAACGAAATGCTCTCAGCAGGTGATTTTCTTTTCTTTAAACAGCAGGGTTTTGAAAAGCAAATTTTTCTGAAACGTGAATGGATAGCTCAGTATCAAATAATACAACCGGAGAAAATAAAACAAATGATTGCAGAGAAAAGATTAGGAATATGAAAAGGATAAAGATATTAATAGCTTGTGAGGAAAGTGATGAGGTCAGAGGTAGATTTGAGCAAATGGGATTTGATGCCTGGAGTTGTGATTTACAACAAAATAGAAACCCTAATGCAAAGCACTATAAAGGAAATATTTTTGATATCATAAATGATGGTTGGGATGCTATGATTGCCTTCCCTCCATGTACTCATTTAGCTGTAAGTGGAGCAGCCTGGTTTGAACAAAAGAGAAAAGACGGAAGGCAACAGCAGGGGATTGACTTCTTTTTATCAATAGCAAGAGCAAACATCAGGCACATTGCAATTGAAAACCCGGTTGGTATAATGAGTAAAATTTATATGCCACCAACTCAGGTAATACAACCTTATTATTTTGGCGATAAAGCACAAAAAACAACTTGCCTGTGGCTTAAAAATTTACCTCTATTGTATCATAATGCTACACCTAATTTGTTTGATGACATTGTAACTCATACAGATAAAGGCGAATTTTTTGAATGGATTGATAGTAAAACAGGTAAGAAAAAAAGACAACCGATGTGGTATAAAGAAGCAAAGAATTTAAAATCAGATGAACGTAGCAAGGTAAGGTCAAAAACATTTCCCGGAATTGCTAAGGCAATGGCAGAACAATGGGGCAAATATTTATTAGAATTGTATTAAAATTTAATTATCTTTGCTCTGTGTTTTTATGTTAGGTATTTTGTGTTACTAAAAACCTTCGGACTTGACACTCCGGAGATTCAACTCCCCTCGGCTCGTACCCGGGGGGATTGTTTTTTTATGCAACGGCGTAAAATAAATCTTCCCTTTTTTTCCTTCAAAGGAAAATTTGGGAAAATGAAAATCGGAAATGATGCAATAATTTTATATTTGTATCGAAATGCAACCGATAAAAAAGCCGAAACAAAAATACTTTTCTAAAAAGGTGCATACCTCGGTAGGTACATTTGACAGCTCAGCAGAGTACAGCTATTATCTTAAATTACAACAGCTTAAAAGAGCCGGGATTATAACCGAAATACAACGGCAGGTGAAATATCCACTTGAGGTCAATGGGCAGCTCATTACAAAATACATTGCAGATTTTGTTATTACAAAAAACAACGGCACAACCGAGGTGCATGATGCAAAAAACCCATACCTGTTAGCCAAAGGAAGCTCAACTCCGGCAGGACAGATGTTTAAATTAAAATCAAAATTAATGCGTGCCATTTATGGCATTGAAATAAAAACAGAATTGTATGAAAAAGCAACCGTTGAAAATTGTAATACAAAAAGTAAAAGAGTTAAAACTAAATCCTGAGAATCCGAGGGTTATCAAAGATGATAACTTTAAAAAATTAGTCAAGTCAATACAGGAATTTCCGGAGATGCTGGAGATACGACCTATCGTGGTAGATAAAGACAACTTCATTCTCGGTGGCAATATGCGGTTTCGTGCTGCTCAGGAAGCGAAGCTCACGGAGATACCTACCATCATTGCAGACCACTTGACCGAGGAACAGAAAAAAGAGTTTATCATAAAAGACAACGTGGGTTTTGGTGAGTGGGATTGGGATATGCTTGCAAACGAATGGGATACCGAGAAGCTAAATGACTGGGGATTGCAGTTGCCTGATTTTACAATGCAGGATTTTTCAGATAAAAACAAGGAAATTGATATTGATAAACTTGATGATGAAATGGTAATTAAATTAAAATATAACGAGGATGATTATTGGAAAGTAAAAAATGCACTCGCATTAATATCCTCAACTCCTGAAGATGCTGTATTTAAACTCCTGAAATTATGAGCCACCGTTTTCCTTATAAATGGAACCTATCAGACGGCTATCCTGCAAAGGGTATAAAATACAACGGACTTAAAGTATTTGGAACCTTTATTTGTGGCGGAGGTTCATCAATGGGTTATAAGCTCGCAGGATATGAGCATTTAGGTGGTGTTGAAATAGACCCGGAGGTTGCCGATGTTTACAAAATAAATCACAACCCGAAATATTTATTTATTGAGGATATCCGTGATTTTGCAGACAGAAAAGATTTTCCGGTTGATTTATACGACCTTGATATTTTGGATGGTTCACCACCTTGCAGCTCCTTTAGCATGGCAGGAAACCGGGAAAAGGACTGGGGTAAAACAAAAGTATTTAGAGAGGGTCAGGCTGAGCAACGTCTGGATGATTTATTTTTTGATTACATAAAACTGGCAAAAAAATTACAACCGAAAGTTGTCATTGCAGAAAATGTAAAAGGTTTAATACAAGGAAATGCAAAGGCATACGTTCGCAGGATTAAAAAAGCATTTGAAGATGCCGGATATAAAGTACAACTATTCTTATTGAACGCTGCAAGTATGGGAGTGCCGCAAAAAAGAGAACGGGTGTTTTTTATTTGTCATAGGAATGATTTGAAAATGCCTGAATTAAAATTGAGTTTTAATGAGGATGCAATACATTTTGGAATTATAAGAAATAAAGAAAATAAAAGTCAAGACAAACAAACAACAGTAAAGGCTCAATTGTGGTACAAAACATCTAAAGGTGAAGGATTTTCAAAATACCATCCTAAAGGTAGTTTTTTTAATGATTTTAAATTAAATGAAAATACAATAATACCAACATTAACGGCTGACCCATCTCATGGAAGTTGGGATTTTGAAAATTGTAGAATGTTAGATAAATTAGAACTTTGTCAATGTGGAACTTATCCACTTGACTACAACTTTAAAGATATAGAGCCAAAGTATTTAATCGGTATGTCAGTGCCTCCTGTAATGACAGCACAGATAGCAACAGAAATATATTTGCAGTGGTTTAAAAATACAATGCAAAAACAATGAAGGAAAATTTAAAAAAAGTAAAGAACCGAGCTGGTTTTGAGGTCAATCCGCAGAATATAAACCGCAACGGTCGCCCTCGCAAATTCGTTTCTGAAATGAAAATGCAGGGGTATAAGATAGATGAGATAAACCGTTGTATTGAAAACCTACTGGCACTCAATCTAGATGAACTGGAAAAGGTTGGTAAAGATGACAAGGCTACCATGCTCGAGCGGATTATGTCGGTTGCCTTATTTAACTCCTTGAAAAAAGGGAGTTTGCAAAACCTCGAAACGCTATTGACTCGGAGGTGGGCAGCTCCGGTACAGCGTAGTGAAATAAATCAACAGGCAGTAATACAGGTGACCGCTCCGGATGCGGAAACAAAAAAATGGATTGACGAGCTTTGAAACTCACCAATGTTTTTAAATACAACTTAGCCGCCTACCGGGAAAAGAAACGGTTTATCATTAATCAGGGAGGAACCTCATCCTCCAAAACGTGGTCTATTTTACAACTGCTGGCAATCATTGCCAACAAAAAAGACAACCTGCTCATTTCCGTTGTATCGGAGTCCCTGCCTCACCTAAAGCGTGGAGCCATGAGGGATTTTATTAAGATACTCGAGAGCATGAACCTATACTCAAAGGAGTTGCATAATAAAACAATGCACGCTTTCACGGTAGGGAACAGCACCATTGAATTTTTCGGAGCAGATGACAGCGCAAAGATGCGAGGAGCAAGGCGCAACATATTATATTGCAACGAGTTAAATAACATTGACAAAAAATCTTTCGATGAATTGAGCATCCGAACAAATGAGGTTGTTTTTTGTGATTACAACCCGGTGGCGGAGTTTTTCATTCACGAATTTATGCAACAGCGAAAGGAGAACGATTTTGCTTTTATCAAAAGTACGTTTAAAGACAACCAATATCTTGATACTACTATTGTGGCGGATATCCTCAGCAGGGCGGAAATTGACCCTCAATGGTTCCGGGTGTATGGTGAGGGAGAGATAGGCAATTACGAGGGTGTAATTTATGACAACTGGAAAATAATACAACAGATGCCGGAAAGCCCGAAGCGTGTATTAGGTCTGGACTTCGGTTTCACCAATGACCCGACAGCCATTGTCGATGTGCGTTACTCTGATGGACAACTCTTTTGGGATGAGCTGTTGTATCAAAAGCAAATGACGAACGGTGATATTATTGCACTACTAAAGCAGATTGGAAAGGATGAAAAACCTGTTGTAATATGTGACAGCGCAGAGCCGAAGAGTATCCATGAGCTACAACTTGCCGGGATACGAGCCATAGCAGCGACAAAGGGAGCGGACAGCGTGAGAACAGGCATTGATACGGTGAAGCGGTTTCAATTAAATATAACCGACCGCAGCACGAATTTAAAAAAGGAGCTACGAAATTACAGGTGGCGTGAGGATAGCTCAGGAAAGAAAATAAACGAACCTATTGATTTTTGGAACCATGCTCTTGATGCCAGTAGATACGCAACTGTTTATCTTTGTGGTGGGATAAAGCAACTCAAGCCACCGAGGATACATATTTAGTTCCGTGGTGTAAAGGCGCACAACCCCGTAAGGTAGAGAGGGTTCGACTCCCTCCGGAACGTCAAAAAATACAACATGAGAAAAAACATTATTGCATGGGCTAACGACCGAGGACTGGTTGTAAAAGAAAACAGCCATGCTCAGACCTGCAAACTGCTCGAAGAATGCGGAGAGTTAGCCGGGGCAATCTTAAAAAACAAACGTGAGGAAATTGTCGATGCCATAGGGGATATTCAGGTTGTCTTAATTATTTTGAGTGAACAGCTCGGGATTGATTACGATGAAGCTCTTGTATCCGCTTACAACCAGATAAAGGAAAGAAAAGGAAAAACTATAAATGGTAGCTTTGTAAAAGAAAACAATTAATGCAATGGCAATAAATACAACCGACAATAATCTTTTATTTGAATACGATTTTGTAAACAGTCCTGGTCATTATAACGCCTATTCTCTTGAGGTCATTGATATGATGGTGAAGATATGGGGCGTTGAAAAGACGGTTGTATTTTGTGAGATGAACGCATATAAGTATAGGATGCGGATGGGTAATAAGCCGGGTGATGAAATACAACAGGATATTGAAAAGGAGCGGTGGTATCTGAACAAGGCAAATGAATTGAAGCGGTTGCATCACAATACAAGGGAGGCGAAATTGTGCGATTGTCAAAAAAAGATACACAAAGATTGGGAAGGTGCTGAGATACTTTGCAGCATTTGTGGTAATTTACGCCAATACGAAAACGGTTGCTAAATAAAATAACTCATGGCGAAAGATGAATTAGAGATTGAGCTTGAAAGATTAATACGATTGCAAATTAATACAAAGCCAAAAATGTATAAAGAAGGTGATGTATTAATATGTAAAGCTAAAGGAGGTGGATATGGTAATTTATTTACTGTCATAGAAGATTATGGTCATTGGATTAAATTATTTTGTCATCAATCAGGAAGCACCTCTGTGCAGAATAATCGTGAAGATTTTGAGTTATATTAAAATTCAACTCCATGACAAAGAAACTCGAAGATTGTGTTAAAAAGCTAATTGATAAAGGCTACACCGAACAATCCGCCTATGCAATTTGCACGGCATCCCTAAACAGGGAGCAGCAAGAGCAGGAAAATAAAATACAACCTGAGCAGAGTAAAAAGCAAATCGGTAAACCGAAAAGATTTTAATGAGCATACTTTACCCGGAATGGAAGCAGCGTCTGGAAATTTGCCGTGGTTGTGAATTTTCACAATCGCATTTAAATGGTAAAGTCACCTCCTGCGGTGAATTGATTATAGGCTCACTTGCCAAAATAGACAACGAATATATTGCGCTTTGCGGTTGTGTTATGGAGCTTAAAACACGCCTTCCTCTTGCAACTTGTCCTTTGAATAAATGGAATGAAATAGAATAAAAACCCACCGAAATGATTGAGCTTCAAATAAATGAAATAAAATACAACCTCCCTACACAATGGGATGAACTTACGGTGGAGCAATTTATTGCTTTGTCAGAAAATGCAACCGACCTGAGTGCTGCACGGCTGCTGTCCATCTTTACCGGGTTGTCTTACGATACATTGGTAAACCTGCCTATTGAGCATTTTAATATGACCGTCCTGCCGGAGATTGATTTTCTGAATAAGCAATGGAAGCCATTTGATGAAAAAAGAAAAAAGACAATTACGATAGGCAAGTATGAATTTGATGCGATAAAAGACCCCTCTCGGGAGAGGCTCGGTCAAAAATTGTATATGCAGCAGTTGGTAAATAATGCAATACAAAATAACGAGCCGCATTACAATTTAATCTGTCCTGTTGTAGCTTGTTACTATGCTCCCTATGTTCATCCAGAAAAAAAATGGGAGGAACGTCATGTTGCAGAATTTACTGAGCTTGTAAAAAAAGCCAAGGTTATAGAGATATACCCGGAAGCTAATTTTTTTTTGACTGGTTACATGGTGTACTTGCCAAAGAAAGCAACCTCTTAAATGTCCCACCAACCGCTGAGGAACTGGAGGCAGGTATCAAAAATTTTGAGAAGTTTGGCGAGTTTAATGTCATATATTCGCTCGCAAATGGAGATGCGACAAAATACAACGCTGTATTTGATTTAGAATACAACGATGCGTTTTTAACCATGTACCGGAAAGCGGAGGAAACCAAATTCAGCCGCAAGTATAGTAAGATAATACAACGGAAATCATGAGGCTTATCGAAGAGATTTTAAAGACAACTGCCGAGGCAACTGAAGCTGTAGAGTATTACGGCAGGGGTGCTAAGTCCTATGCAAATATCGAGGGAATAAAATATCCGAGGATATGGGTTCATAAAATCAACCCTATGGATATGGTTCATCAGAATGGATTAGTTACAACAGAGTACAATATTGTCGGGGAGATTTCCGGGTTGTGTGATTTTACAAGTGATATCGCAAATGAGGAAGGTCCGGTGGCGTTGTATTTGAATACCCTCGAGAATTTACAGGCTATCTTTTACAGATTCATTGGTAAGCTGAACAGGCATCCGAAAAATTTGCAGTCCATCGGTGTCATAAAACGCAACGAGTTCCTCCACGAGTACGATGATAATTTATGCGGATACGTTTTTTCATTCACGATGAAAATAAATGAAACCATTTCATATCAATGTTAGATATTGAAAAGCTCCGCACCTTACTTGACGTTGAGGGTCAGCGGTTGATTGCTCAGATACAAGCCAACATGGTCACCGAGGGAGCAAATGCGTCCGGTGAAACCAGTGACAGCTTGTATTCTGAAACAACCCGGCAGCTCGAAGGTGTGCGGTTTCAAATTATCGGTAATGAGGCATTCAATTGGATTGAAGGAGGAAGGGGAGCAACACAAAAAAGCGAGGGGGGTGTACTTTATGGCAACATTCTCGACTGGGTTTTCGCTAAAGGTCTGGATATCGGTGATGAAAGTCCGGAAGCAGTAGCGGCAAAAATCACGAAAACCATTCACGAGAGTGGTACTTTATTACACCGCTTAGGAGAAACGAGGGATATTTACTCAAGTGTCTTTGAGGATGACAATTTGCAGGAGTTGTTAAATAATATAGAGAACGAGGTGAGCGGTCAAATTGAAAAAACAATTATAAATCATTGGTCATTATGATTTCACTATTTTACGATAATACAAAAAATAATAATAAAAACGCTGAAACAAGTTATTTCAGTAGTATGCGACAACCTTACATTTTTTCTTTTTATAGAAAGGATGCAACCTATACAACAGCGACAAGTGGTTTAGGCTTTGTAAAAATAAGTACATCAGGATTGAATTTAAACGGCTATGTTCCGGTAGTCGGGGAGATAGTTACAATAGTAGACAACGCAGAAAAAAAATACAGGACAGGAAAAATAACCAGTTGGTCAGCAGGACAACCAATCCA